CCGGAGAAGGTTTAGGCGGCATGGCGCGAGTGCCACTCGCGCGCAGACTGCCAGTCTGCCCCACATCGCGGCACAGAGTGCACGGCCGGTTCGGTGTGCCCTGAAAGTGGGTGACACGATTTTTCAACTTTTTTGACTTGAGTTATCAATAAGTTAGCTCCCATCTGGATTTTGTGCTGATTTTGGGGTGCTAGTTTCGAATCGGGAAAAGGGTTCGGGAACAAGTTCCCCAAGAGCCTCGCGAATAGCGAGGCTTTTTCTTTTATGCGGAGCTGATTCATGGCAAAGGGAGCGACGAAGGGTCGAAAGAAGGCAGGTCAGAAGGCCGACGCGTCGGACCGGGAGACCTGTCCGACCTGCAAGAGGCGACATCACGACGGAGCCGCAGCAATGCTGGAACAGATGTTGGAGAAGGTATCGGACCAGCTAGCCAGGGCTGAAGTCAAACCGACGATTGGGGAATACCTTCGATTGCTGCAGTTTCGCGAAGAGATCAGAGATGACGAGCAGCCGAAGGAGATCAGGGTTACATGGGTAGAGCCGATGGAGAGATCCGAAGGAGAGGAATAGCGTATGATCCTCTGCCATCGCAGAGGAGGTTTCACCGGTCGGCGGCGCGGTTCAAGGGGTTCTCGGGGCCGATCGGAAGCGGCAAGAGCCAAGCATTGTGTCATGAGGCAGTCAAGTTGGCCTATCTGAACGCCGGCCTGACGGGGCTGATCGGCGCGCCGACTTATCCGATGTTACGGGACGCAACGCAGGCAACCTTGTTGGAGATTCTGGACGGCAATAACATTCCGTACGAACACAACAAGGCAGAGAATACATTGGTCCTGAAAGAGACGGGATCTCGGATCCTGTTTCGTCCGGTGGATGAATTCGAACGGCTGAGAGGTACGAACCTGGCGTGGTTTGGCCTCGACGAATTGACGTACACGCAAGAGGGCGCCTGGCTCCGGCTCGAGGGTCGACTGCGGGATCCGAAGGCGAAACGGCTTTGTGGTTTCGCGGTATGGACTCCGAAGGGATATGACTGGGTCTACCAGAAGTTCATTGCGGATCCGGTAGGCGGGTATGAAGTGATTGTCGCGAAGGCGGCGGAAAACCGCCACCTACTCGAGAAGATCCCGGACTTTTACGATCGACTGAAACAGAGTTACGACGAGAGCTTCTTCCGTCAGGAAGTGATGGGCGAGTATCTGAGCCTGTCCGGGGGAAAGGTTTACACAGCTTTCTCGAGGAGCGAGCATGTCGGCGAATTGCGGGTGAACTCATCGGTCCCGCTGCTGTGGGCGCTCGACTTTAACGTGGATCCGATGTCGTCGGTAGTGGCGCAGGTGGTAAGAGGCGAGGTGCTGGTGCTCGATGAGATTGTGATACGGCGGTCGAGCACGGCTGCTGCATGCGAGGCGTTTCTGGGGAGATTCCCACGACATGACGCTGGCGTCATCGTGTACGGGGATGCGTCGGGTCACACCCAGCAGACTACTGGCTATTCGGATTACCAGATGGTGCGGGAGCAATTCCGGATCCATTCGAGCGTGCCGGTGAGTTATCGGGCGCCGAAGGCGAATCCAGCAATCCGGGATCGGGTAAACCTGATGAATTCCAAGCTGCGGTCAGCGTCCGGAGAGATTCGGATGAAGGTCGATCAGAAGTGCAAGGAACTTATCAAGGATCTCGAGCAGGTGATGTACAAGGCCGAGACCAACGTGATCGACAAAGAGCGCGACCGTCAGCGGACACATTTGTCGGACGCGCTGGGATACCTGCTGTGGCAGGAATGCCGGCCACAAGCAACGATCGGGGAAAGACAGGAGAGGCTGATCTAGCGCGAGAGCGCGTGAGGCTGAAGGTAATGGAAAACATCAATCGAGAACATCCCGAATACGCGGCGCGGAAGGCGATGTGGAAGCAGTACAAAGACCTGTACGCGGGCGGCGAGCGATTACGCGAGAACGCGTCGGACTACCTGGTGCAGCGCCACAAAGAGCCGGAGAGAGTCTATGCCGAGCGGCTGAGCCGAGTGTTCTATGAGAACTACATCGGGTCGATTATCGACTGGTACGCCGCTACGTTGATGCGACGAGAGCCGGTGCTGCTGTTCGATGGCAGTGACAGTGCGGCCAGGAAGTTCTTCACGGAATTCGCCGAGGATTGCGATCTGCGGGGGACGAATCTCTCGGAGTTCTTCCGGCAGAGGTTCGTGCAGGCGATGGTATGCGGAGCCAGTTACATCGCGTTGGATTTTCCGCAGGTAAGCGGGGCGGCGATGACGCGGGCTGAGGAAGACGCACAGGGCCAGTCGCGCGCGTACCTGATGGAGTACGGTGCGGACGAAGTCATTAACTGGGGCTACGGAGAACGCGGCGGGTTCGATTGGGCGGTTGTCCGGACGTCGTGCCTGAAACAGGCGAGTGTGACGGACCCGGTATGGGAGCGGGAAACGCGGTGGGTGTACTACGACCGCGAGAGATATCAACTCTATCGCCAGAGTGGCGAGTCGAAGAAGATCGAGTTGCTGGGCGAAGGACGGCACGCGCTGGCCTCGCTGAAGCGGGTTCCTCTGTTCGAGTTGCGGGTGTCGGAAGGGCTTTGGCTGATGAACAAGGCCGGGCTGCTGCAACTGGAGCACTTCAATAAGTCGAACGCGCTGTCATGGGCGCTGACGATGGGGCTATTCGCGACTCCGGTGATCTACTCGGAGCGGGAGTGGAGCCAGGTCGTCGGAGAGAGTTACTTCATCCAGCTCGGTCCGAACGATCGTTTCGGGTGGACAGAGCCGGAAGGCAAGGTCTACCAGATCGCCGCGGATAACCTGGTGCGGCTCAAAGAGGAGATCTACCGGGTCTGTTACGTGATGGGACAGGCCGGGGGCACGATGGCGGGCGACCTGAAGCAATCCGGGCTGAGTAAGCAGCGGGACTTCGGGATTACGCAGGAGGTGCTACGTGCCTACGGGGATGCGGTAAAGGAATCGATGAAGCAGGTGCTGCGATCGATAGCGGCTGCGCGGCAGGACGGGATCACGGTGGACGTATCGGGATTGGACCAGTTCGATATCGGCGATTTTAGCGAGGAACTGGACGACGCGAAGAAGCTGCTGGAGTTGGGGATTGGTTCAGAGACTTTGAAGAAGCAGGTTTTCAAGAAACTGGCTTTCAAGTACCTGTGCGACGCGCGGCAGGAGGTCAAGAACCAAGTGGCGGACGAGATCGACGGAAGTCGGTAAAGGCCTGAAGGAAGAAGGGAGACACATGGAAGGTTTGGACGTGCAGGCGATCGTGCGGCAAGCGATCGAGGAGTTCGTGAATCAGGAGCGATCCAAGAGCGAACCGGCGCACAAGGCGGAGCTTGCGGAAGAGCGCAGGCGGCGCGAACAGCTCGAACGACGGATGAACGAACTGGCGGAAGAGGCGAAGCGGAGCCGGCAGGCAGCGGCAGAGGCGGAGCGGAATTCGGCAATTCGGACAGAACTGCAGAAGCTGGGTGTCGCGAAGCTGGACATCGCTTATAAGGCGGTGCAGGACGATGTACAGCGGGCCGACGACGGGCGTTTGATCGCCCGGGGAGAAGCAGGCGAGGTCGGATTGAAAGAGTATCTCGCTCAGTTTGTCGCGGCGAACCCGGAATTTCTGCCGGCGCGGATCGCGGGCGGCGGAACTGGAATGACGGCGACCCAGAAGGCACCTCCGGCTCCGCGGGAGGCAGTAGAGCTGGAAGGAATTCGTCCGGGCATGAGTGCGGAAGAGATGCGGCGGGTACGAGAAGAAATCGTGCGCGTAGCCTCGCATACGTTGCGGGGCATGTAAAGAGGCGGCCGTAGGGATCCGGCACATGCCGGAGCTCTGCGGACCCCATCGCCGGTCACGGAGATGGCGGCCGCCAGGGATCGGCGGCGATAGAAGTTCCCATAAACAAGGAAGAGCAAAAGGATAACTCAATGGCAGCAATTACCTCAACGAATCTCGCGAACGCGATTGTGAAATTAGTGGCGGCTGACGCTTTGCCGGTTTTGACCGGGAATCTCATCATGGGCAACCTGGTGAACCGCGACTACGAGCCGGTGTTGGCCCAGGCGGGCGACACCGTCAACATTCCGATCCCGCCGACGATGTTTGCCAACAACATCGCAGAGGGTGGGACGGTGCAGACGCAGAATCCGAGTCTCGGGAATGCGCAGATCGTGCTCAACACGCATGCTGAAGCGACGTTCCAGATTCCGGATGTGACGAAGGTGCTGGCGGTGCCGGACCTGCTCCGGATCTACATGGAGCCGGCGGTGGCCGCGATCGCGCAACGGATCGAAAGCGACCTGCTGGGCCTGTACGCTTCGTTCACCGCTAACACACCCGTGGGCACAGCCGGGTCGCCGATCACGGAAGCAACGGTGGACGCGGCCGAGACAGCGCTGTTCCTGGCGAAGGTTCCGCCCTCCGATCAGAAGTTCCTGGTGGTGGACGCCGCGACGTATTCGCAGTGGCGCCAGATTCCGCGCTTCAGCGAGTTCCAGAGTGCCGGAGACGCCGGGCTTCGCTGCCTGGTGGACGGCACTGTTGGAAAGGTGAAGGACTTCTTCGTGTTCCGGTCGCAATTCGTTTCGCGGACCGGGAGTTCGCCGACGACGACTCACAACCTGGCGTTCACCAAGAACGCGCTCGGCCTGGTGGTTCGCCGCCTGCCCCGTCCGCTGCCGGGCACGGGAGCGATCGCGGAGTACGCGGAACTGGGCAACTTCGGCGTGCGCGTGCTGATGAGCTATCAGCCGAACACGCTCGCGCAGCAATTCACGGTGGACGTGCTTTACGGCTGCGGCGTCCTGCGGAACAACATGGGCGTTCAGGTCAACACCTAAATCGACACGGTTGTATCAGGGCGGGGCCAACCAGGCCCCGCCGAAGGAAAGGAGATCAGGATGGACTTGAGGATTTATTACCAGAAGATTCGGGAGATCGAAGAAGTGATCGCTGACGCGGAGGCTGTAGTGGTCAGCGCGGAGACCGACGACGGCGGCCGTGCCGGAATTC